CAACGCCGGGGAGCCTGAAATCGGTACGTCTTAGGGCGGCACGTCATAAGTCAAGTTCTAGACCCCTTGACCAAAACAGGGCACGTAATTGGTCGTGATCCATCCCCCGGCACGAATTGATAAAGACTAGAAAACCCCTCAACGCTCATGCAAAACGTCAAGAGGTTTAATAGATACCCATCCCTAGGTGTTTAACTCTTAATTGCATAGATTAAGGGCAATTCAAGTCTAGCGAGGATAAGGTGACGGGGACGCCTTTAATACTTTAGACAAACTAATTTTTTTTAAATGCAGCTCTAATTGTTTTTGCTGCTGTTTGATATTTCTACAATGTGAACAATCACAAATGAATAATTCTTGTGTGTCCATCTAATTAATATCTAGACATAGTAAAAGGATAAGCAGCCCATGAAAAAGATTCTTGATTTAATAGGAAAGCTTTTTATATATGAAAGCCCTGAACCTTACGACGGTTTTAAAAGATTCTTGAGGGATAAGACAAGTAGAGAATTAAGAGTGCTTGCAGGCACGCCAAGCCACTATTCAAAGACCATAATGATTAATATGATTATCGACGAAATAAAAGATTCTAATCGTTAGCAATACGCCAATAACGATTTTTCCATTTGTCGTATTTTTCCATTTCTTCTTTTAACCGCTTATAGATCATTACTTCGGTATGAAGGCCCGTAAACGTATTTTTATGAGGGTGATTAGGATTGTCGCGCCCGTCCAAACGGTAAAGCATTTCTTGATATTCATTCCTGGCGGCGTTCTCTGCCACTGAAATTTTTTTAATCATTTTGGATTGTCGTTAACTTTAGTTTTCATTTTTTGCAAAGTCTCAAAGATTAATTGAATCACTGAGTTTTGCTTAAGTTTTGACGCGCCTATAATTTCCGAGGCAAGCGCCACGGCTGCCCAAAAAATCGGGCTTTGAATTAAATGATTCATCTAGTGTTTTTCATAGGGCAGCGTTCTTCTAGTCTTGCGGTTGTTTGCTCTAAACGATTTAAGCGCGTAAAGATTTCAACCTTTAACTCTGAATTTTTGCGGGCCTGCATAGCTAGGTAAACGAAAGCACCTGACACAATGGCCGCGCCAATCTCGGTCAAAAGACGTTTTTTGAAGCTATTGTAATATTAATCATTCTTTGCTATGGCGGCATATGAAAGAAAAACCACCTGAAAAACCAATAGAAAAAAAAGTAATACAAGACGATGAGGACGTGCCAGCCTACCAAGAAATGGTTTTGTTCTATCTCTCTACAGGGGTAAAAACTGTTTTAATCGCTTGGTGTATCACCATAATTTCTCTTGCATACATAAAATTACCTGATAGCAAATGGTGGGTAGCTGATCAAAGAATTGATGCCACTTATGCCGCAGGAATTTTGGGTGGTCTACTTGGTAGCCTGGGCGTAACAGTTGCAAATCAAGGAAAGAAGAAAGAAGACAAGAACGGATCAGATAAAAAAGAAATAGAAGAATTAAAAGCAGCATTAGCCGAGGTTTCTGCTAACCAGCAATATCAAACAATCAGAATTGAAACCCCTGTAAAAATTGTTCCAACAGGTGAAAGCCGAGTTGATCCTATTACGAATAAAACTATTGGCCCCGACGGTAAACTCCAATGAAAAAACTATTAATCCCCTTTGCTTTTCTTCTCGCTGCTATTCCAGCAAATGCGGGGTTTAAGCATGAGCTAAAAACTGTAGTTTCTGGGGTCACAGATGGAGCTTATTCTCATGCAAAAAGAATTGGTTCTACAACTTCATTTTCTTCTGAAGGAATTACAGCTTCTGCTGTGGGAGGACTTACAGCTCCTGCAGAATCAAATGGTAGTCACACAGGGGTCGCCGCCACTTTAGGAACACATACATTTGCCCAAACATCTGCAGGCTCATCTACTTCCCTAACACAGTCATTTTTGCAAGGCGATGTAGTGCCTACTCAAACAGGAATAGGTATTACAAATGGAGCAACAACAACCTTATTAAGCCTTGGAGATACGGTCACTTATAGCGGTGGAAATTCTACAAATATGGCTGTAGGTCTTACACAAGCTGGGGCAATTTCTTTAACACCGGGATCGGCTGGATCTAGCGTTTCTGGAAGCATTTCTAGCATCGTAGAAATAGGAAGATGAACAAGAATGAAAAGATATTTTGTTCTCTTATTGTTATTAAATAGCGGCCCTTGCTTGGCTGTCCCTGTGGTCCCGAATTTCGGATCCGGGGCGAGTCAATCTAGAACCGAAACTCGAAATCAAACGAAAGAAATTATTCAGTCATATTCCTATAATACTGGTTACACGTGGAATCAATCAGGGACAAATATTCAAGTAATTGGAGGGGGTACCGTTACACCTAAAACAATAAATGGAACAACAAACACTGTTAACGGGATTACATCAAAATGGAAAACAATTGACCTAAATAATAAACCTCAATATGAACAAGTTATCCCCGGAGCTGGTACACAATACTCTGAAAGCCTTATTGGACCCGGCCTCGCTGAATATGTCCACATAGATAGAACTATTGACACCCACAGTATCACCGATACAAGTTCAGTCTTTAGTCAATGAAGAGAATATTATCGGTTTTATTTATTAGTTTTACAACTCAATCACCAGCTTTAAGTAATGGGGTTAGCATGACTAATAATCCCGTTTCCAACTCGTCTGGCGGGGTCAATGTGACCGCAGTGCAAAACGTTCCATCTAGACAATTTACAAATACTTTTTCAAAAAATAGTTTTCAATGTCAAGGTGATACCTTTGTTATTCAGCCTTTTGTTACTACTAATGCAAGTTTTACAAGACCTTTTAATTCTTATCGAATGGACCCAATTTTTGATGAAAGAGACAACACGGGATTAATCACAATTGACGATAATGGCAATCAAGTAGATGGTCCGGATGGCGCTCCAGATAATCCGGGGGCGGTCCTGGGTTGGAAAAAAATTGCAACTAACCAAAAAGAAAATTATTCAATTAATCCCGGTATTAGTCTTTCATGGAATATAAATCTTGATCGTCAATCTGTCAGGCGTTGTAGAGAGGGAGCCGAGCAAATGGTGAAGCTTTTAACATTAGATGCACAAGACAAACGGTTAGCAATGGAAATGGGCAGGCTTTCAAAATGTGGGGAATTATTGTCAAAGGGTATAAGATTTAAAGCAGGGACAAAATATGAATCTCTTTGCTCAGATGTGGAGATAGTAAATTTTATTCCAGTTAATAAACTTCCAAATCATACTCATTCAATTCCTACTTCTTTAAAGACCTCCACAGCAAAGTAATTTCTTTTTTATTTCTTTGAAGATCTTGTCTTTCTTTAACTGATAATTTCTTTTCTGTTTTTCCTAGTTTCTTTTTTACCGCTGCAACAATTTTCTTTTTAATTGGTTTAGTTGTTTTATTTAAAAGCTTTACAAGAGGGGAAGCAAAGAGCGCCCCAGACGCGCCAAATAATGCGGTTGCAAATACACCCGCAACAAGAGTGGGCGGCGGTACATAAGCTTCTACGGTTTCAAGAATTGGTATTGGCTCCCATAGTGTTAAACATTCCCCTGTAGCAAGATCTCTTTTCCAGCCAGTCACCTTTGCCCGGCCATATTTTCCAATGCTTCCAATGGGATATTCAGGATTTGTTGGAGGGCATGGAATCGCTTTGCCTCCATCTGCCTTAAAAGTATTTGCAGTTGTATTTTGTTTTTGCGTTGCCTCGTTAGGTTCGATTCTCGGAGCAATAGGAGCAACGACTTTTAAATTTGGGTTGTAATCTGGAGCAATAAAAACCGGTTGGGAATAATCACAAAGAACATAATTCCCATCTGGGTCCGTATCAAAATGCCCACTTCCTCCCGTTTCGAAATCTCTAACCTCAACACAAGCAGGCATATCAACAACAAACGGATTTACAACAAATGGCGCCCCCTCACTTATAGGAGGAGGTAACACAATTGGAGGGTCTAAAATTATTGGTTCTTGAATCTGTGGCTCTTGTATTTGCGGACCATTGATAAAAGGCTCAACTATTTGAGGCTCTTTTGTATCCACTAAAAAGGCTTTTTAAATGAGGGCGTTGTTGCCTTTGGAGTAAGTGTTGGAATTGGTGGTCCTGAAAGACTTGGTAATGAAATAGATTTCATCACAGAATCAACGACTTTTGATTTTATTTTTTCTTGATTCTCAGGGTTTTTTAACCACATAACCGAAAAAACAGTTGCACCCAAAAGGCTGCCAGAAATAACAAAAGAAACAGCGCCAAGAATCCCAAGAATGTTTTTCATGATTTTGTCTTTAATGCTGCTATGTCGCCATAATAAACAAAAGAAAGATTTTAAGCTTTACATGAATGAAATAATCAAAGACGCATTATTAAAAGCTTTACCCATAACCATTGCATCTATCGGCTTTTGTTTTGTCGCGTTAATGCCTTTGTATTTAATGCTTAAGTTGCAATCAAACCAGACTCACGCAAACGAGCCAACGCGGCCTCTAACTTTGCCTCTAGTTCAACGCAATAGGTCAACAACTCCGCATTTGTAGGACTTGCCGCATTGCTTATATTTACTGTTCCATCAGGAGTCGGAAGAGTTCCGCTACTTGTACTATGTGCCAAATCAGCAACGGCGGCGGGTTGATCTACTGGGGTCGTATTCCAAAAACCAATCTTTTGCCCTGTTGCTGTTCCTATCTTTGAACCCGTACTTGTATTAGTTGCAATGTTTACAGCATCGCCAAGGGTTAATAAATCAGCATCAATAGAAAATTGAGTTGTTAATGTTCCTGCATCTTGTACTTTGAAATTTATTTGCCCGTCTTCTGTCCCGTCACTAGCATCTATAATTTTCGATTCGATTGATGCATAGTCTATTTGTTCAGGTGTTCCAGCGTCATTTTTTCCTCTGTAGTAAATAGTAGAAAGGATGTCATTATCTTGACCAGCTCCAGACGCACCCCTTCTAGAAAATAAAGTTATATCAGCCGTTGAACCTGCATCGTTAGCGCTACATTCAATCCATAAAGCCGTACCAGCTCCCGCGACTGTTATGTGAACAGGGTAAAGAGGAACAGTTTCACCAAAGCCAACTTTATCCGCTGATAATCTTATTCTTGAGGCAAGTGTTCCACTAGCTGACGACATCAAATCAAGAATGCCATCTTCTCCGCCATTGGTTACGGTTTTAATTGACGCGGCGATTGATGCGTAGTCGTGAGCGCTACCGCCTGAATCTTCGCCTCTATAAACAAGGTTGCCTAAATTATCAGCATTCGCAGGGCTGGCAGAATTTCTATATAGAACAAGGTCGGGGGCTGTATCTGCCCCGGCATCGCTATTTTCTAAAATAATTTGGTCGGTTGTATCAGTACTAAATAAATGGAGTTGTGCCGCCGGAGTACCCGCGCCTAGTTGTAACCCGCTTGATTGAAACGAACCGACTAACGTTTGATTGATCGAAACAGAAAGAGTATTAGCCGCCGATCTATAAAGACCTGTCGCGCCACTATCAGCTAACCAACCTAAAGAAGGCGTCGTGTTACTTCCCGACGGCAAGTTTCTTAACAGCGTTGTATATTGTATCTTCTTGTTTTTGGCAGAGTTAGAAGACTCGCTTGAATCAATAATCTGAATTACATCATCAGCAACAGGCGCCGTTAATTCACTTAAAGCGCTAATTTTTCGATCTGCCATTTTTTACTTTTATTTTAATCGGTTTTTTCTTTTTCCTCTTTAACAAGCTTTTCTAAGACTCTTACAATTCCTTGGTCTTCTAAAATTGGCTGAGTTAATTTCTGCCCATCTTCTTGAAGCTTTTTAATATCATCTTGAATCTTTTGTAAACTTGCTAAATTTGCATCAAGCCGAGTTTTTGCCGCTTGCAATTCGCTTTCTTGAGTTGTCATAAAGGTTTAATATGTCCTCGTAATATATGAACGATCTTTAACGCTGGCAAGTGTGCCTAAGATCAAGAGCCGCTTGACTTGTCAGCAATTAATTTAGCTTTCCAAGCATTCTTTATATCTGTTGTCCAAATTACAGCGCATAAATCCTTAATCTCCTGTGGAATTGCTGTTACTCCATCGGGTTCTTTATCTAATGGATTATTAACTAAATTATCAGAGGAATCTAACGTTCCGGGGTTTAAAGTGTACCTTTCAAATGATCTAGAAATTTCTTTTGAATCCTCCTTTATGACTGAAGCTTTTCGAATTTGAAGTAGTGCATAATCGCCTACTATCTCTTTCTTATCGTAAATAATAGTCTTTGTAAGAGCCATGATTTTTAGGAACGTTTGATTAAACGGAACAGGTTTAAATTAGGCTTAGTTTATAGACGTGCTAGCGGTCTAGATTTAAGCTGCCGTATAAACTAAACTGAAACGAAAATAAGTTAAAGTTTGAATTGCTAAAGATTGATAAGATGAGGTACCACTATCATTACATCTAAAAGTATTTATTGAGGTATTACCTGCTTGTATAAACGCCATCACTGGACCTTCTGCACCACTTGGTAGTCCTGACCCTATTGAGTTATATTGACAGGCGGTTACTGATTCAGTACTACTTTTACAAGCAAAAGGTAAGCCTGCTAATTTTAAACTACCTGATGAAGTACCAATACCATCTACTGAAATAGTTATTTCAATACTTACTAAATTACCAATCTTGGTATATGTTCCAACTTGGCTAACATAAGATATTGTTCCAGTAGAGCTAGAACCTTGGATAGTTGGTGTGAATGTTCCAAGTTCATAATCTGCCAATATACTTGAGTCAACAGAGGGACCAGAAGGTGTTGCAATACTAAAGTCGATACCTTTACCAGCAACACCAAATTTTAAATTATCTTGTAGTTCTAAAGTGCTTGAATCTGTAAATTCTGCAATTTTTGTTGTCTCATTCTGTATCTCTAAGCCCCCATAACTATTAGTTACTAATTGATAATATTCTGAACCACTTGATTCTTCTATCTTTATTGCATTCTTTACAAATAAAGTAGTTCCATCAAAGGTAAGATTTGCCTCACCTTGAATAGCGTTTGCACCTGTAACAGTACAAATTGTGTTATTGGTTGAGCCTGTAAGCCTGCAGATATCAGTACCATCAAGTTTAAATAAAGAAACCCATGAATTATTAGCGGCGTTCCTGATTTTTAAATATCCGCTATTAGTATCAGCCCATGTTTGATAAGAATATTTTGTTGATGGCTCAGTCGCGTTAGAGTTATTACTGACAACCGCCGCTAGTGCGTTATTTAAGTCTGTACGAAAACTAGAACCCGACTGGTTAGCTAAAACATAATCGTGAGTCGCCATTTTTTACTATGTCGCCTTAATATGCTTTCAGTTTAGACAGTCATAGCAAGATTA